ATGAAGGCCGGCAACGTCAACAACATGAAGGTCGGCATCCCGCTGGTGGAAATCCTCGAAACAGCAGCAGCCCAACACAAGCCCGAGTGAAACCATGCCACCCGTTGACACCCACGAGCTGGAAGTCCGAATCGTGCGCCTCGAAACCACCATCGGTGACAAGGACTCCGGCCTCGTCTCCGACATCCACGGAATCAAAGCCTGTGTCGAGGGGCTGAAACAGTTTCAATTCAAGCTGTTCGGCGGCCTCGCCGTCATCATCGTCATCGCTCAAATGTTCGTCCGAATCATCCTAAAATGAACCCCAACATCGCCTCCCTCATCCGCCACGCCCTCACCGCCGCCGGCGGCTTCCTCGTCGCCAAGGGCGTCGCCTCCACCGAGCAGGTGACCGAGATCGTCGGCGCCCTCCTGTCGCTTGCCAGCGTTGGCTGGTCGATCAAGAGCAACTCCAAGAAGCCCGAATGAACCCCGGCTGGATCTATCAGATCCTCCGAGCCATTCTCGACTTCTTTCGCGCAACCCCACCCACCGATGTCCAGCACGGCAAAGCTCCGCAGGATCTACGCGACGACCTTGCTCGCCGTGTTGCCGATCTTCCCGGGCTGCCAGAACACAAAGGTGGTCCTGGTACCCCACGGTGACCCCGTGATGCTGGCCAAACCCACCAAGGCTAGCGTCTACGGATTCGATTCAAACAAGAAGCTGGTGGGGCCGTCCACGGTGACGCTGCCTGCCGGGTGGTACGCTCTGCCCAAATGACCAACATCACCCAGGAGATTCCGCGTGGGGACCGGTGGATCGTCCCGGTGTCGGTCACCATTCCTGATGACTCCACGTTCGACTGGACGGGCATCCAAGCCAAGTGCGAGGTCCGAGACGCAGCGGACAACACGATCTTCCAGACGCTGACCCCGGCCGCCAATCTGTCGGTTGCAGGCACGGCTACCTTCACGCTCGAGCTTACCGGTGCCCAGACCATCACCCGGGACATCGGCGACAAGCTGGTTGCCGATCTGGTCATCTGGAGGACGTCGCCAACCTTTGGCCCGCACACCTTGGTCGTCTTCCAACTCAACATCACCCGACGGATCACGACGACCACGGCATGAGCGACATTGCCATCCAGATCAAGGAGCAGGTTTTTCAAATCCAGTTCCAGCGGTTCGTGGCTGGGACAACCGGCGCTGGAAACGTGGCTTGGAATGATGTCACCGGGAAGCCGGCGACCTTTCCGCCTTCTGCCCATACCCACCCGATCTCCGAGGTCATCGGGCTCCAGACCAGGCTGGATGAAGCAGACGGAACCGCGCTGAATCAAGCGGTCATCAAGCAGGTCCGCAAATCGACCGCCGGCACGATCACCAAGGGCCAAGTCGTCTACATCGTCGGAAGCTCTGGATCCCATCTGACGGTCGAGCTTGCCGATGCCGATTCTGAGGCCACGGCCGCCACGGCCATCGGTGTTGCGTTGGAGACCATCACCAACACGACCGAAGGTTTCATTATCACCCAGGGCTTTATCGACGGGTTGAGCAACCTGCCGACGGCTACATTTACCGACGGGCAAGCACTCTGGCTTTCTTCCACGGCTGGCGGGTGGAGCAACACGCGGCCGACCCAACCGGCGCACGGTGTCTTCCTTGGATGGGTGGTCTCGGCCAGCAACGGGGCCTCGGGTCGAGCCTACATCAAGGTCATCAACGGGCAGGAACTCGAGGAGCTGCACGACGTGCTCATCACCAGCCCGACCGACAATCAGGTTCTCACCTACGAAGCATCCTCTGGTCTCTGGAAGAACAAGGCCGCATCCGGTGGCGGAATCACAAACGGCCAGTCCATCGTCAACGCTCTCATTTTCGGCTGATCCATGAAGCAATTCATCGCCCCTTCCTACACGTTCACGCCCGGAGCGTCTGGCGTCGGCACCGTGAACCTGTCGGGCATCTCCGGGTTCAACATCAAGTACTTGGTCGCGGTCATCAACCAGACCCGCGGCGTCGTCATCTACAGCACCGGAGACGCTGCGACCCGATACACCAATCTTTCGGGCACGACGTTGACGCTCAACGTGGACACATCCACGCACAACAGCGGCGACGTGCTGCAGGTCATCTACGAGGTGACTTCGACGGATCCGTTGACCGACAGCCAACTCAGGGCCACAGCGGTCCCTGTGAGCGGCACCGTCACGGCCAACACTGGCCTGACTCAACCTCTGACCGACAGCCAGCTTCGGGCATCGGCGGTTCCTGTCAGCGGCACGTTCTTCCAGGCCACGCAGCCAGTATCCGCCGCATCGCTTCCACTGCCATCCGGTGCTGCCACGTCTGCCAATCAAGCACCGCTGACGACCACCCACCCGCTTCCAAATGCGAGCGGTGCGGTTGTCCGCCAAGCACCATCAGAAATCTGGTCGGTAGGATTTGCTGCTGTTGGGTCTTCGTTGCTGGCTCCTGAACTCACCCAGCGACGACTCGGCACTGGTGTCGGTGTTTCCCAAAGCGCATCCAACCTGGTCGTCACCAGCGGCACGACCGCAAACTCCGAGTATCTTGCCCGCAGCGTCCAATCGTTTCGGGGCGCGCTGACGGCCAGATGCAAAACGATTCTTTCCCAACGCATCGCCAACAACAACTTCGCGGTCATGTTGGCCGACAAGGTTGGCGAAGGGCTGTCATGCACCATCAACAGCGCAACGAGCATAACCGTCACGCTGACCGCTCACGGCTTCACGTCTGAGAACGTCGGCCAGTTCATGATGGTGGGCGCGATCAACGGCGCGAATGGCGTCCCCGGACGCTATGCCATCGCTTCGATCCCCAGCGTTGACACGATCAACTTCACGGTCTCTGGTTGGCCCGCTTCCGGTTCCTGCACGGTGGATCTTTTCGGCTGGAACTACCTGTGGACGCAGTACACGGGCACGACCGCAACAAACGCTGGCGTTGATGCTCAACGCAGGGGTTGGAACAGCGGCAACACGACTGCCACGATCAACACCACGGCCTCTCCAGGCCATGTCATGCAGACCTATGCAGACGGTCGCAACGTCAACTGGGCTGACTCGCTGGTCGCTAGTTCCACGACACCAACGGTCACCACTCGCGGAAGCCGCATCGAAAACATCCCCGACGACGACACGGAGCTTTACCTCTATCTGTGGCTCTGGAACGGCACCACGAATCCGGCCAGCACGACGACATGGACAATTGGCTTCCTGAGCGTCGAGGACAACGCCAACGTGCCGACCTACATAGCCGGTGTGCGGCCCAACGGCGCGCAAGCCGCACTCTCCGTCGGCGTCGTCGGCACCGTCACAACGAGCTTTACCCAACCTGCTCTTGTCGCCGGTACTGCCGCCATCGGTGATGTTGGCCAACAATACCGCGCCAATGCCACCGGTGCCGCATCTGGCACCCATCTGGTTTCCGCTGCGACTACAAACGCCACCGTGGTCAAGGCTTCTGCCGGCCGCGTCCTTGGTTGGTTCTTCATCAACACCAACGCCGCCATCCGGTACGTCAAGCTGCACAACCAGACCACGACGCCAACGGCCGGCACCGGCGTCGTCCGCACCATCGGGATTCCTGCCAACGGCGTGGCCAGTTTCACGCTTGAAGGCGGCATCGCATTTTCCACCGGCATCGCGCTGACGACGGTTACCGGAGCCGCCGACGCGGACAACACCGCTGTCGGTCTCAACGACATCATTGGCGACATTTTCTTCGCATGAAGATCAAGGCCCTGTTCACCATCTACATCGACGGGAAAATGGTGCTGGCCGGTCAATCGGCCATCGTCGATGACGTGACCGGAAGCAACCTGATCGCCGAAGGGATGGCGGTCCTGCTTTCGGAGGACGAACGTGGCGGGTTTGCCGTTCCAATGGAAACCGACCCGGAATGACCACCATCGGCACCAGTCTGCAACAGGGCATGGATGCGCTCTCCCGCGTTCTGGGTGGTCCTACGTTCATCTGGCGCGGCACAACGGTCTCCTGCATCCCTGCGACCATCTCAGACGCCAACAGCGTCATCCCCGGCGGGTTTCAGCCCGACATCCAGACGCGCATCTTGGTCAAGATCCAAGACTGGGCCGCCGCCGACTCATCCATCATCATCGTCGATGACACGCCGTTCACGGTCGAGGAGTCCGAGACGCCGAAGCCGATCATCGGGCGCACGCTGACCTATCTCGGAAAGCCCTACCGCATAGTTTCGGCCAAGACCGACCCGAGCGGTGCATTCTACCGTGTCGATCTGGCCAGCCCAAGGAAATGAGGCCAGTCGTCAACATGACGGTCGATTCCAGCCGCTTCGATGCTGCTATGAAGCAGTATCTATTGAGCACGTCCCGAGACTTGCACAAGGCGATCAATAGCCGGTTCTTTTACCTGATGGTTCGACTGTTCGTTTTGGTGCCACCCAAGAGCCCTGGACAAGAGCGGCGCCGGATTGCCGACTATCTTGGGACGCCGCTGGGGGACATTAACCGGCAAAGCAAAAAGACCGGCAAACGCATTGGCAAGTCCCGCCTACTTCGCCGCGTGCATCTGATCGCTCAATCCCGAGAAGCTAAAGGCGGTCGCCGCGGCCTCTACGGCCAAGAGATGAAGGCAGCAGCCTCGGCCCTGATGCGAAAAGCTATCGGATCCGTCGGATACCTGCGCTCCGGTGTGGTGAAGATCATCCGGATCTACAACCGAGGTTTTACCCAGTTCCAAAGCCCAAAGTGGAAACCCCTGTCAAAGCCCGCAGGTTACAAGGCGCCCAAGAAGACCAACGCGGCCCTTGTCGCATTGGCCAACCAGTACGGCCTGCCTGAGGAGAATGTGGCCGTGCATAAAGGCACCAAAGCCAGAGGTATTCAGGCTGTGCCGGGATTCAACCCGACAGCCTCAGTGGTAATGACTGCCGGTATTGCTGACAGCCAATACAACCGGGTGGCGCAAATCTACAACCAAGCAATGCAAAAAGCCTTCGACGATGAAACAACGGAAATGGTCAACCACATGACCGAGGCCATGCTTGCAAACGGCAAGGTTTTGGTGGATAACGGCATCGACATCAAATGAACGGGGTCGCCCTCAGAGCCGAGCTTGCGCTTGCCGAATATCTTTCGGCTGCGTCGTGGCCTGATGACGGCGAGACGCTCCTCGAGGACGGACACCTGCTCCTGCTCGAGGATTCCGGGTCGATTATCATGTCCCGGGGCCTCGGCACGCCCGACGTGCTGCCGTCGTTTGCTCGAGGCGAGTTCGAGGACGAGGAAGACCAGGACACGATGCCGGCCTTCCCGCGCATCGTTGTCTCCGCTCAGTCTGCAATGCCGATGCAGAGGGACGACCTGACGTGCGAGGTCCAGATCCAGATCGAATTGCAGGTGTCCGCCGATGATTCGACCCGCCTCGACATTCGCGAGACCACGGGGCGCCTCGACGGTCTGATCTTTCCGCTGTTCGGCCAATCTGGATCGGCCGTGCTCAACGCTGGAGTCGACTCCGAGTGGGGCCCGTTCTCTTCTCAGTTCGCCGTCCCGTCGGACTTCGGGCAGTCGTCCATGTCCAATCGTTCGCGAACCTTCCAGCGCACGTTCAGCCTTTTTTGTTCTGCAACCACCTAACCCGCACCACCCACCATGGCTAATTCACAAGGACGCGTTTATCGTTTCGGTTCACCGGCCACCCTCGCCCTCTACGACTCGAACAACAATCTGGTCGTCACCGGATATGTCTCACCGGACATGGAGTCTTACGACCTGACTCACGAGGCTGACACCGAGGAGGTTCGCAACAGCTCTGGCGAGGTCGTCGGGCACATCACCTACAACAACCGCCTGACCCTGACGGTCAACTTCATCCCGGCCGGCACGACCAGCGCGGAAGCGCTCAAGGCCATGTCTCTGCCTGATGCCAATGGCACCTGCATCCTTACCGGAGCGCCGGCTGTCCAATGCGGTGGCTACGCTGACGCGCTGAACGCCGCAACCGGCAACCGCTGGATCTATTCCGGCGGCGGATCGCTGAAGTTCACGCAGACCGGCAAGGTGACCGGGACGATCACGCTCAAGCGCTACACCAATCTGAGCGCGTCTGGCGCTGCCACCAGCCTGTGAGCAGCCTGGCCGACATCCTAAACGCTACGGCGCCGCCCTGTCCTGTCGTGATGGGGCTGCGCCTGGTGCCGTATTCCGTCGGCCATTCGCTCGTGCTGCACCGGATGGAATCGCCGCTGGTCGTCGGCGGTGCTGTCAGCCGCGCCGACCTGATGCAGGCCGTCCTGGTCTGCTCGCAGCCCGTGGCGGAATCCATCAAGGCTATGCGGTCACCGCTCCGGGGGCTGGTCATTCGGCTCTGGGCCCGGCGCACCCGCGGCCTGTCGTTCGAGGTGGAGTTCGAGAAATGGTCCAACTGGATGGCGGGCCAGTCGACCGCCCCGGAAATCCTGATGAAGCCCGGCAAGGCCCGGGAGCTGTCGATGCCGTGGCCGGAACGCATGCTTGCCTGCTGCATGGACATCGGCCTGCGGGAGGATACCGTCTTGGCCATGCCCATCGGGGACGCCGAGCGCCTTGTCTTGGCCAAGGCAGAGACCCATGGCGACGTCGAGCTGTGGAGCCCGAAGGACGAGGCCTTGTGGCGCTGGGCGCAACAGCAGCAGGCAAAGAACTGACCCATGGCGATCTTCTCCCTACTTGCCAAGCTGGGACTCGATGGCACCGCCTTCGAGACCGGCCTCAAGCGGTCGCAATCGTTGGCCAAAGGCATCGGTCGGGAAATCTCCGGAACGCTGGCCAGCGTGTTCACCGTCAACAAGCTGGCTCAGTTCGGCATGGAGGCGGTCAACACCGCCGGCAAGCTCCAGGATCTTTCCACGCAACTCGGAGTTTCCGCCCAGTTCCTGCAGGAGATGAAGTTCGCCGCTGATATGGGCGGCTCGAGCTTGGAGGATGTTTCGGGTGCGCTCCAGAAGATCACAATCGCCCGAGGCAAGGCGCTAGGTGGAGATCAAGGCCTGCTGGATGCCTTCGCCCGATTCGGCATCACCGCCAAAGAGATCAAGTCGGCCAAAATCGAGGACATCTTCCTCAAGATCGGCAAGGCGTTCGAGGGCGATTCCAACCCGCAGAATCTGCTCCCAGCATTCCGCGAGCTGGCAGGCAAAGGCGCCGGATCCTTGATCCCGGCAATGGCTCAAGGCCTCGGAGATGCAGCCGACCAGGCACAGCGGCTCGGCATGGTCATGTCGGACGACGTGATCGAATCGCTGGACGAGGCCAACGACCGCATCGAGCTGCTGGAAAAGACAGCAGTCTCCGGGATGGGCACCTTGATTTCGCAAGGCTTGGTGCCGCTGATGAACCTCTTCGACAAGCTCGGGGCGGCAATTTCGACTTTCGAGCAGAGATGGATGAACGTCCGGCTCACCTTTTTGACCGGCGGCGTCTCAAAGGGCATGGAAAGCCTGCGCTTCTCCCTGGATCAAGCCCGGCAGGCCTACATCAGCGCCGGAGAGGAGCAGGACGCGGAATTGGCCGCCCGAAGGCAAGCTCGGGAAAAGAGGGCGGCAACACGTCGGAAGGTGATGATCGAGCCAGAGGGGCCGACCAAAACCATCGCCATCTCCGCAGCCACCGGCGACCAGCTTGCCAAAACCGGCGGATTCACAGCCTTCCAGACCAACATGGACCGCTACTTCGGGGCCGTGAAGACGCAGGCGCAGGACATCCGGGACATCGCCCGCAACACCCAGAGGACGGCCGATGCCGTCGAGGAATAAAATGGCCACGATCCAAGGCAGCCCAAACCCGACGGCACTCGAGTACATCGAGGTCAGCCGAGGATACGAGAACAGCGGCAACGGTCGGGTGGTGACGTTGGTTTTCCGCGGATCCAAGGACGCGCTCCGGATCGCCTCGGCGCAATGGGTCGCTCTGGGCGCTAGATACCAGATCCGAGAGGACGGCCCCTATTCGGAAGCCACGGTCACCATCGGCGGAAATAACTTTGATCCCGGAACGCCCATCTCGGAGCAGTCGGCGCCGTTGCCCAACGAGATCGCCCCGGACATCCGCTTCGAGTTCCGCACCGATTACGTCGACGTTTCGGTATTTGCGTTGCCGGCGGTTGCCCGGGACGCTACCGCCAGCGGCAATCCGGCCGCCTATCGGTACACGCTTGAAACGGCCGTCAAAAACGGCGACTCGCTACCGGCCGGGGCCAGTTCCATGCAACAGAAGGTTTGGCAGAAACTTTCCCGCGGCGAAGAGTCATTCCCTGTAGCCCGAATTAGCCTGACGCGCATCGCCAGTTTTCCAGGTAACCTTGGCCTGCCTCAGATCCCCAACGGCATCCCGCCCGTCTACCGTCCGCTTCAGTTCATCGCGGTCTGGAACCTGCCGTTTTCCGTCCAGCAAATGCTGCCGCCGATTCCTGTCGACCCGATAACGGGCCAAGTTCAGGCCCCGTCAGGAACCGAATGGGGATGGAAGCAGACCAACTATTCCACCAACCTCATCACCAAGACCAACCAGGTCGAGCAGGTCATCTCCTGGACGTTTGCACCTTACGACTTGGACATTTACCCGTTCTTCTAACAACCAACCCAACACCCACATCTCATGGCAGACGAAATCCAAATGACGGCCCGGCTTTACGCATCGAAGAACGGTGCCTACCTGCCGTCGGTCACCTACACCAAGACCGCCACCATGGTCGGAACCGACATGGGTTCGCAGACGCAATCCATCGGCACCGGCGCGTCCGAAATCCTCGACGTGCCCGTGGACGTGACCAGCCCCTACAAGGTGCTCATCACCAACTTGGACAACTCGAATTACGTCGAGCTGTCTTTCACTTCGGGTTTCGCCGCTGGCGCCGGCACGATGCGTCTTCCTCCCGGCGAGACCATGCTGATCCCGTACATCAACACGAACCTGTACCTGATCGCCAACACGTCGGCCTGTACGATCCAGGCCACCTTCTGCGAGATCTAAGGACCACCCGCCATGGCAAACGAAATCGAAATGGCCGCCCGCCTGTACGCTGCCAAGGGCGGGGCCTCCATCAACTCGCAGACGTGGACGGCCGTCGCCAACATGACCGGCCGCGACATGGGGCAACAGACCCAGGACGTGGGCAATAGCTGGGAGACGCTCGACACGCCGACCGACCTTGCGCTGCCGTACAAGCTGCTGCTCGTCAACCTCGACCAACTGAACGGGGTCCAGATGCGATTTCGGGACGCCACCACGTTCCCGAATTACGCTACGCCGCTTCAGATTCCGCCGGGTCAGTTCGTCTTCCTGCCGCAGATTATCAGCGGCGTCGAGGTGCAGCTCATCTCGACCAGCGGCACGGTCAAGGTGATGACGCAGTACTGCGAGATCTGATTCCATGCCGATCCAGCTTCCATCGAAGGTGTCCGAGCGTGGCCTAAAGTCTGACCATGCTCGGGCCATCAACCAACTGATTGAGGCCGTCCGCCGGGTGCAACTGGTCGCTGGCCCGGGTCAACGGGTGGAGCAGAACGCCAACGGCACCACGCTGAAGATCCAGCCAGGCCTGTCGATCACCCAGACCGCCGAGGAATCTTGGTTCTACTGACGTCCCATGCCATTCGCCATCGACCGCCGGGAGAAAATGTTCACGGCGGCGAACTTGAACAACCTGTACTCACGGTTCGACGCAAAATCCGACCGGGTGCTGGCCGGGAAGTCTCCGCTGTTCGCTTCCTCGAGACACGGGACGTGGCAGGGCAAATACCCTTACGGGGTGTGGTACGTCTACCGGAACGATCCCGACACCTGCAAACGCCTTCGAGACGACGGCGTGGTGCCGGCGGCGTCGATCCCAGGCATCGGAAGTCTGTGGCAGGCTGACCACACTGAGGTTGCTGCGCAGATCGCGCTCTCGCAGCTTGAGGCCAAGCACCTGGATCCGGTCGGCCGGCAGGTCTACCTCGACCATTGGTCGGTCACGGGCGACCCATTCGAGGCAGACATCGCCGCCGCCCACTTCTCATTCGAGCTTCACACCCGGGACGTCAACGGCGAGCCGTGGGACGTTCATCTTGGGTGGGATCCACCGGCAACCTCCGGGTTGACATCCTACGTTCGCGGCAGCCTCGGGCCATTTACGCCAACGCTGCCGCCCGGGCGGATCCACAAGCACAGGCTTGCCATCGCCGAGATCGCGCTCGAGGGCATCGGGCAGTTCCGCATCCTCAGAACCTACCAGCGCTTTGACTGCTGGCGTGTCCACAACTGCGGGTCGGAGACCGCTGAGGTGCTGCTTCAACTGCCCGACGGCAGCGCAGATCGGCAGTACGTCGGCCCGGGAGACTGTCGAGCATTCCGCAGGCGCCCGGACGGCACCTGGGCGACGACGTGGCCGGGCACTAACACCTTCTGCCGCTATTTCTTCCCGTACTTCACCGGCGACATTCCGTTCTTCGCAGAGGGTCCGCCATCGTGGGGTGTCAACGGGCTGACTGGTTCACCGTTCCTCGCCCTCGAGCGCAGCGCCCAAGCCAACAACGTGGCCAACCCGTGGGTGCTTCTGGAATGGATGAACGAGATGGAGGCCGTCCCCGACCCGTTCAACCCATACGACATCCGCCAAGTCTACTCCGGTGTCTATGCTGATCCCGCCAACGCCAACACGCTGATCGGCGACGCCGTGTTCACTTGGGGGAGGGCCAAGGTGGTGACACCATCGGCCTCGGGGGATCTGGTCACCTTTCGCACGTTCTCGGCCACCAACACGCTCGTTCAGCAGCTTCAAGCCCTAGGAATCCAGGTTACGGTCAACGCAACGAGCCTGACCCTATCGTCGCCGGTTGCCCGCATCATCTACCCGGTTGACGCAAACATCTTCACGACGGCCAACACTCCCTATTGGGAAATCACATCGACGCCGACGAACTTCTCGACGGTCTACCCGTCGCGGTACACCACCGAGACCGCTGGTGGATCATCGACTTGGACCGCCGGCAACGAGCCAACGATCTTCGACTCGATGCGGACCCTGCGCCGCAAGATCGCCGTCGAGGTCGGCTTCCTGAACAACTGGGACGACGTGCCAGATATCGTCGAGGAGAAGGTGTCAATCGTGACACTGACTCCGACCGGGTTGGTCTGCCGCGCTGCAACTGCCTACGGTGTCGGTGGTTCGACGCTCATCAATTTTGAGTCGACGGCAACCACCAGCACGCTCTGGATTGCTGACCGCCCGGTCAACTTCGGCGTCGGAAGCTGGCAGAACTTCCGCCACACCACGGGCACACTGTTCTTTCATCTCCAAGTCCCGCGTCTGGGCGCACAACCCCCATGGGACAACGTGTTCCCGGCTCGCCGCGGGGCCGACGCCGCGATTGCCGACTCACAGGCCATCAATACCGCGTTCGTTCCCCCTGGAGGGCCGTGGGGCTTCTCAAGCTCTGTCTACGATCTGGAGACGGCACGGGTCTACGAGATCAACCCAATTACCAGCACGTCCGACGTGCCGTGGGGCGCTGATTTCTGGCAGAACAAGTGGGGCGGCCGCGATGGCATCGACGCATCGGTGAGAATCCCGGGAAGCCCGAATCGCACGCAGCAATACGCCTACGTTCCCGATCCCAACAACGGGTCGTTTGTGGAACTGGTGGGGGCCGGTGTCGATGATATCTTCAAGGACCGGGACCAAGCCGCAATGGCATCGACCGTTCCACTGCCCGGTGTTGCGGCACCTGCGGCGTTCGACGGCCTTACCGAAATCCGGTGGACCGGTTACACCGAGGCCAACAACTTCTCTCTCCAGTACAGCCCCGTGGAGAACTGGACGCTGCCAGGCGGTGGCCCATTCTTCCACAAGATCCCCAAGACCGCGTGGCTCTGGAATCTCCTCGAGGCCGCCGTCCGCGGGTGGACACGCGCCGTGCCGCTCTGCCTTGGTCAGGACGTCTGCCCGATGCTGAGCGCCGACAGCGCATCGACGATCTTGGTCTCCACCATCCTGGGATCCACCGGCAACGAGACCGTGGCGGCAGCAACCGGCCCCGCCTATTACCTCGACGAATCGGAATACGAGATTTGCTTGGCCAACGGTATCGTTGCCTACGCCGCGCAGGATGCCCTCGGCAACGACATCTGGTTTGTCCCAGCCGTCAATCTGGCCGCCTACTGCGACAGCCAAGGATTTACATTCTGGAACTTTGACACGCAAAACGGCCGCCCATCCGAAAACCCTCCGGTGGCCGCCACAGCCATCCGAGCCCTCCGCAACTACGGCCCGGGCGAGCGCATCCAGTCCGCAACCTACTTCGACGCAACCGTGAACGAGTACAAGTACCAGTTCCTGCGCTACGCCGATCTTCGCCTGCCCAACGAACTCGCGTCTTGACCGAAACCCAGCGTTGGGTTTAAGTGGGGGCCGCGTGAAGTGCCCCGCCTGCAATTCCATCTTTGCCGTAAGCCTGGCCGAAATCGGCCGGGAGATGGGGCGCATCACGTCGCAAAAAAAGGCCGCCGCCGCACGCCGCAACGGCAAAAAAGGCGGACGGCCGAGGAAGGAAAAATGACTGAGAGCAATGAAGTGCAACCCATGGAGGTCGTCGGAAACGACGCCTTGCTGGCCATCGAACGGGCGCAGATCGACACGCAGATTGCAACCGCCAAGCGGTATCCACGGAACATCGCCAGCGTGAAGACCGCGATGCTCACCATCGCCACGCTGGACGAAGAAACGGCGTCGTCATGCTTCTACACCCTCCCGAGGGGTGGGAAGACGGTGCAGGGTCCGTCGGTCCGCATGGCCGAGATCGCGTTGTCATGCTACGGCAACGTGAAGGCCGGCACTCGCATCCTGTCGGTCCATACCGGGGACAACCCGCACGCGGTCGTCCAGGCTGTCGTTCACGACCTGGAGAAGAACGTCGCCTACTCGGTCGAGAAGCGCCGCCGCATCGTCGGCAAAAAGTCCAAGGGCGGCGTGCCCGACGAAGACGACATCAATCTGGCGGTCAACGCGGGCTCGGCCATCGCCTTCCGCGACGCCGTGTTCAAGGTAGTGCCGGGCGCACTCACCAAGTCGGTCACCGATGCCGCGATGAAGGTGGCGGTCGGTGACGTCAAGAGTCTGGCCAAGAAACGCGATCAAGTTCTCGGTCGCCTGAAGCAGATGGGCGCGACCGAGGCCCGGATCCTGTCTGCCTTGGGGCTGGCAAAGGTCGAGGAGATCGACGCCGACAAGCTCGGGGAACTCATCGGCATCGGAACCGCGCTCAAGGACGGGTCCATTACCATCGAAGAAGCGTTCCCGAACATCGCCACGGCCGATGCCAAGCCGATCTTCAAGGAACCAGTTCAGGCCACCGTCACCGTGACACCAACCGCACCCGCGGCCGAAACTGCGATCCAGGTCGATGCGTCCGAGCCTGCGACCAAAGCCGAGGAAGCCGGCACGCCCCAAGAGCGCCTCGCTGCGCTTGTCATCCGCGCTGGGTTCACGCTCGAGGATTTCAACGCCTTCGCCATCGGCATCGGCTTCTACCCGACCCCGGTCTCCGACTGGCCCGAGGTTCCGGTTGAGACCGCCAACCGCATCCTTCGCTCGCCGAAGGGTCTGATCACCCAACTCAAGGGAGGTGCCAAGTGAGCGACCGCATCGCAGAACTGGCCGCGCTGATCGCCGGCCGAATTCCTGGGCTCATTGAGGAGGCCCGGGACCAGATCAACGAGGCAATCAACGCCGCGATGGAGGACGCCCAAGAGAAAGAAAACGGCAAGGCCGTGTTGTCGCTGGCAATCACCGCCAAGTGGGACCTCGACGGCAACGCGGTCGTCATCTCGATGCCGGTGGCCGTCCGACGGAAGTTTGAGGTGATCGCCGCGTTGGACGATCCGAACCAGCAGAGCCTGCCCATCGACGAGGAAGGGGGTGCACTGTGAGCGACGAACGCGCAGCACTACCGAGCGCATCCTCGGCGCACCGATACGCTTCCTGCCCGGGATCTTTCCTCCTGGAGCAACAGGTCACCGAGCCCGAAACGTCATCGGCCGACGCCACCACGGGAAACCGGATCCACGCTGTTCTGGCCGGAGAGAACGTCCATAAGTACCCGGCCGATCAAATCGTCCTGACCTCCGAGGAATCGGAGATCGTGGACCTCTGCACGCAACAAGAGGCGCAGCTTGTCCAGGCCGTGTTCCGCGGATCCAAGCCTACCAAGACAGTCCGGGAGCGCCGATTCTGGTCTTTTGACCTTGGATGGCGGAATCTCTGGTCAGGCAAGCCTGATGTCGTCCACCTGCTCGGCGACCGCGTGTTGGTCATCGACTACAAGACCGGCCGCGGCGAGGTCGAACACGCCACCGGCAACCTGCAACTGCGGGCGCTGGCGGTGTTGCTCTCCGAGCATTGGGAGGGCACCAACGAAATCACCGTCGCCATCATCCAGCCCCACGCCGGTGAGCCATCGACGTGCACCTACGCAGGGGAGGACATCTACCAGGCCCGCGTCCAGATCTACGAGCTGATGGACCGCGTGAAGCGCCAAGGGCAACCGAGGGTGCCGTCGACCGAGGCCTGCAAATACTGCAAAGCGAAGCCGATCTGCCCGGAGGCCCAAGCCGTCGTCGAGACGCTCGCGGCCACCGTGCCGAAAGAGTCCGGCGAGATCGTCATGAGCGCGGAACAGGTCGCCGCGTTCCTGGAGAAGATCCCGCTGGCCGAGGCTGTGATCGAATCCGTCCGCGGCAAGGCCCGCAGGATCCTCGAGGCCGGGGGCGCCATCCCAGGGTGGAAGCTCAAGCCCGGGGCCGTCCGCGAGTCCATCACCAAGCCCGAGGTCGTCTTCGGGCGGTTCGTCCAGGCCGGTGGCACGCAAGCCGACTTCGCCAAAATCATCACCGTCACCAAGACAAAGCTCCGCGACTCGGTAAAGGCCGTGACCGGGACCAAAGGCAAGGAACTGGACGCTCAGGTCGAGGCAATGCTCGACGGATGCACCGAGGCCAAACAGACCGCGGCCTTGCTGGTCCAAGACAAGGAGGTCGCATGAAGCACCAAATGGACCTTGTCCAAGAGTTCCACCAGGTGATGCAGGTGCACACCCCGAATCGTCCCACTATGCCGCCGCCCGAGGTGCACAACCTGCGCTTCCGACTGATCGACGAGGAAGCCCAAGAGCTTGTCGACTCAATCAACCTGATTCAGTACCTCGACGCGATTGGGGACCTTCTCTACGTCGTCAACGGCGCCGCACTTGCCGCCGGGTTCACGCCCGCCCAAGTCGACGCAGCGTTTGCCAAGATCCACCGAAGCAACATGAGCAAGCTTTGGAGCGCGGACGAGATCGACTGCATCCCGGCCGACTGTCGCGCTGTGGACGTCGGGGACGGGCGCTACATCGTTCGCCGGAACGACGGCAAGATCATCAAGAGCCCGTCCTACACGCCCGCCGACCTCAGGGACATCGTATGAGGTCGCTTCACGCTCACGGCTTCGGCCGCATTCATTCCTCGGCAGAGATCCAGACCAACAACGACGGCAACCAGTTTCTCCTGATGGCCGTCGAGTTTGAGGACCGGATCCTGACCAAGACCTCAAAGCTCTATTCCCAACGAGTGACGTTCAGGTCCTTCGACACGCTCGACATGGACCGAGTCGCTGACCTCACGGCCGGCAGATGGGTCGTCATCGACGGCACCTGTGACGCAGTCGCCGAGAAATCGGAGAACGGCTGGTGGTACGCCAACCCCCGGGTGACTGGCCGCGTCCATCAAATCGTCAACGTCGACCCGCATGTCTGACGTGCTGCACTTCTGGGTCTCGGGTATCCCGAAGCCACAACCACGGGTCAAGGCGTGCCGCAGGGGCAACCATGCGAGCGTCTACGATCCGGGCACCGCCGACGGCTGGAAGCTGTTGGTGACCAATGGAGTCAACACGCATTGGAACCGAGTCCAGTTCACCGGCCCATTGCGGCTGGTGCTGGCCTTCGTCATGCCGCGCCCTCGGGCGCATTACAACCGCCACGGCGACGTCAAGCACAACGCACCGGCATGGTTCGAAAAGAGGCCAGACATCGACAATCTGGCCAAGGCCGTGATGGACGCCATGACCCAGACGCAAGTCTGGCGCGACGACTCGCAGGTCGTCCAACTGGAGATCGGCAAGGGCTACGGATCGCGCTCGGGATGCTTCGTCGTCTTGGGCAGTGCGTCGTCGACCGACCCGCTGCTGAAGTTGGATTTCCGGCGGTTTCTGGCCTGAAAACACGGGGGCCGCGCATCCGAAACACGCGGGACAAAAAAATAAAAAAATTGTTTGCAAGCCGCTGCGGGCGGTGTAGGTTGTCCACGTCGGAGGCAATCACGCCTCCGAGAAACGGAACGAATCAAAAATATGAAATTCACCCTCCGCGACACCTTTAACGGCCGCAACATTTCCAACCATCGCACCCTTAGAGCTGCACTTGAAACCGAGAGCAAGTTTCTGAAATCGGTTCGCAAATCCAACGGATCCAACTCTTACATCCCAACCGAGATCCTCTGCAATGGAGAGCCGCTGAACGAAGCCATGATGAATGAGGCAATCGAAATCGGGATCCAAATGATGACCAGCCGCTGATTTACAAACCTGGGGCGCGACCGGCCAACGCGCACAACTTTCCAAGCCATGACCATTTCAAACCTTATCACCGCCCTCATCATCGTCGAGTCCTCGGGCAACGATCAGGCCATCGGCGACAACGGACGCGCCCTAGGCCCCCTGCAGATCCACCGCGGGGTGGTTCTGGATGTGAACCGGATCACCGGCAGCAACTACCAGTGGCAGCAGATGACCAACAGGGCGCAGGCTAGGGCGGTGTGTGAGGCTTACTTGAAGCACTACGGACGCGGCAAGACTACCGAGGAGCAGGCCCGCATTTGGAATGGGGGCCCGACCGGAGACCGCAAGGCTTCCACGGTGGCCTACTGGGCCAAGGTGAAGAAGGCGATCAAATGATTTTCCTAGGCGCGGCAGGGCTCGGTTAGGCCTGGCAAGGCACGGCGCGGCTCGGCGCGGCAAGGCAACACGTTCCCCAGTACGGCAACTGGGACAATTTTTCGGGGATCGGCCTGGCTGGGCAGGGCGAGGCTCGGCACGGCTAGGCACGGCCTGGCGCGGTGTGGCACGGCGCGGCACGGCTAAACGCCTGCCGGTGGGCGGTATCACCGGACATTTTTCGGTCAAACAACTAACCAAGGCAAAATATGAAGCAGATCAAAGTCAAACTCACCGGGCTCAGGCCCCTCATCATGCACAATGGTCTGATGGCAGATCCGACCAACCCTTACACGGTGGCGATCAAGAAGATCACCGCCAAGGGCTCCAAGAAGATGACAATACACGACCATCAGGAGCGCGACCGCCTTGAATGGGAGGCCGGACTTTACTGGTCCGATCTTGAGGGAGGCATGGTCATGCCCTCCGACAATATCGAGCGCTGCATTCAGGAGGGCGCTAAAAAGAGCCGGCTGGGAAAGGATTTCGCAGCCGCGGTCTTCGTTTCTGAGCCCGAAGTGGTTGTCCACCATCGGAAGATTGGCCAAACCAAGGAGCAAATCTACGCGGACCCGGCCTACACTATCCGCAAAGGCGTCAAAGTGCAGCTTGCCCGGATCATTCGGATCCGCCCCTTGGTGCCAACCGGCTGGTGGCTGGCTTGCACCATTGAGTTCGACGAATCCATCGTCAACCAAGCTCAGGTCATCGACTCCACACGGGAGGCCGGCGCCATCATCGGCCTGGGCGACTGGCGACCGAAGTTCGGCCGGTTCACCGTCGAGGTGGTTTGATTTTCTCACGGCGCGGCGCGGCTCGGCGCGGTAAGGCATGGCGCGGCCTGGCGCGGTGTGGCACGGCAACACGCGACCCGGCGCGGTATCCGGGACAATTTTTCAGGGATTGGTAAGGATTGGCATGTTTGGGACCGGCGCGATAGGGCGCGGCTGGGCAAGGCGGTGCGTGGCAACAACGCTTTCCGGTGTGCGGTAACACCGGGCAACTTTCACCAAAATGAACACAGAACAAATCGAATCACAACCAGACATCCGGACCCTTCCTCTGTGGAAGGACTGGATCGACCGCAACGAACACCGCATCGCCTACGGGTTCACCGTGACGATGAAGGAAATGGAAGATGCGCTCGGGCGCAAAAATGGCACCGTCGCCTTCAACATCGACGTTTTCAAGATCCGCGAGGCCCTGCGTCACCGAGGAATGAACTTCTCGGAGCGCGGACTCCGAGGATCCGGGTTCCACGTCATGCCGGCCAACTCCAACGCCGACACCATGGAAGGCATGGCACGGGCCGCAGTCAACGCGCTTACCGCGGCCGTCGTGCTCGGATCCACGACCGACCAGAGCCAACTCACCGACCAAGAGCGCCAGCGGCACGAAGCAGCCACACAGAAGGCCGCGGCTAGGCTGGCCCTGCTGTCGCGCAAGGCGCCCAACGCAGTCAGCGCCGCAGCCAAACAACTGCAGGCCGCTTGAAAACATTCGTGATTTTCATGCCGGCATGGAGGAGAAGAAAATGAACCGTTTCATCGCCGGCTTCGCCTGCGGCTGCCTCGTCGGATCGCTTGTCTCGACCGCGATCGAGATGGCCGAATACCGCGCCCGGGTCCGGCAGCTCGTCCAGGAGCGGATGGAAGTCGAGGCGGTCATGACCGGCCACGCTGAATGGCTCGAAGGCAAGGACGGCAAGCCGATGTTCTCATGGAGGGAGAAATGCAGATGAAAACGACCCTAGCGTTTCTGGTCGGAGTTCTGGTCGGTGCCTATGCAGCCGGCCAAGTATGGCAGGAGGAAGCAATCAAACGTGGTTTTGCAGTAGTAGACAACAATCAATTCAAATGGAAAAAGTGCAAATGAGCATCAAGATCTCAGAATTCATTAACGACCCGTGGCAAGCCATTGCGATTGATGCGATGCGCCGTGGTTTGGAAATCACCGCCAAGACCGGGAAGAGACTAGATAGCAATGGGACAATGATTATCGGGCTTTGCGACGTGATCCTAGAGATGCAACAACGCATTGAGAAGATGGAGGGAAACAGGCTCCCGTGTGGGGTCGTGGAGGAGGCGAAATGAACGAAGAACTAATGACCAAACTATTGGAATACATTGACGCGGCAATCGACGTGCAATTTGCAAAAAGAGATTACCTTGACGGAGGATTGTCTGAATCGCGTGTAAAATATCGTGTAAGAGACGAGCTGTTTGAGCTGCTTGATAAGGAGGAGGCGAAATGAATCCAGAACAACAACGCATTGCTATCGCGGAAGCGTGTGGAAAGTGGCATTCCGGCTGGCCCCATGAATACATGAACCAAGCCGACCGGCTTAGACACATTCCCGACTACCTCAACGACCTCAACGCCATGCATGAGGCGGAGAAGCTTTTGGTAAGATTGCAGTGGGTTTCTTACTTAAGAAGACTTCAAACGCTTTGCGACGAATCAGTCACTTGGCCTATTCATGCCACCGCCGCCCAACGCGCCGAGGCTTTCCTTCGCACGATTGGCAAATGGGAGGAATCGAAATGACAACCATCACCAAAATCAATTACAAATGCCCGTTCTGCCGCGTGGGATTTATGCTTACCACGCCGGAACCTGTTCCTCCTAGTACCGCATCAACCATCAATATGACCATCACGTTCAATCAACTACCAGGCTACAGACACAGATGCAGTAGTTGCGACAAGTCGATGCAACTCGACACGCCGTATCCAATCACAACAGAAACATCAATCTCACAGTTATGAACCAACAAATCAACGACGGAGGACCGGCGTTTCCGGGGCTGCACCCGTCAAAAGACTGCCGCTATCAAGATGCAGGAATGACCCTGCGCGACTACTTCGCGGCGGCGGCGTTGCCTCAAGTCGATCAGAGAAGCCATGGAACTCCAGATGACATAGCACTGGAATGCTATCAACTAGCCGACGCAATGCTCAAAGCGAGGGAGGCGAAATGAG